TAAAACAAAGGAGAATAATCATGGCTGAACCTGGAATAATAGCTGCTAAGATCGGTGGAAAATTTAAAACATTAGGAAGTAAAATCGGCGGTATAGCAGGCGGAATGGGAGAAGGATTAGAAACAATAGGATTAAAAACAGCAGAAGGCATTGAAGAATCTGCTAGTTCATTTGCTAAAAAAGCTGGAAAAGATACAACAAGTGCATTAACACAAAGACTTTCAAAAGGTGCTGGTGCTGGTATTGAAGGAGCTATAGCCGGATCTGCTGCTGGAACTGTTATCGGTGGTATAGCTGGCGGAATAGATGAAGATGAATCTGTAATCGGTGGAGCTTTAAAAGGTGGTATTATAGGTGGATTAGCTGGTGGAAGCATTGGTATGGCAAGTGGAATACTTCATAATAATGCCGGGTTATATGCAAATATGAAAAGTGATTATTCATATATTGCTAAAAAATTTTCAAGATCTGGTGCAGGAGATGCAAGTGGTAATTTAAATAATAATATAGATACAGCAAATGCAAAAGCTGTTTCAAATCAACGTCCTGATCTTACAGGAGCGATATATCAAAACGAAGGAAGATACTAAAACATGGCTCAAAGTACTGCTATAACTACTCAACAAAAAGATTTTAACAATAATCTATCATTACCAGATGTTTCTAATAAATCTGGAGAAGAATTATTAGCTGCTATGTGGGGCTTAAATGACAAAAAATTAAGTCAAGTAAATAATATCAGCAGAGTATATTATTCTAAACATGGTATGTTTTCATCAGTTCCTATTGTTTGTAGAGGAGCTGATTGTGCTTATAAAGATGTATGTATGGTAAAAATGTCTGAACGTACTGTAGGATCAAGATGTCCTATGGAAATAGCGGCACTTGTAACAAGATACAACCAATGGTGTCAGCATTTTAATATAGACATAAGTGGAGATACTATAGAATCTAAAGATTTAGTAGACGCTACACTTATAAAAGATCTTGTAAATATAGAGATTCAGATATTACGTGCTGAAAATAAGATTGCATTATCTGGAGATTTTATGGGAGATACTCTCATAGAAGTTGATAAAAAGTGTAATGCTTATTATGGAAAAGTAGTAACTCCAGAATCTGAGTTTTTAATGACATTACAAGACAAAAAAATGAAGATTCTTAATCAATTAAATGCTACACGTAAAGATAAAGCTGCCGATAAACGTAGAGAAACAGCTTCAGACGAAGCAGTTCGCATTTTCCAACAAATACAAGAACTTGAAAAAGCTAAACATAACTCAAAATACGACATAATGGACGTTGAATTTGATGAAAATGGTGAGATTATAGAAGAAGATCTTCCTGAAAATGACAAAAATGTAGCTGAAAATCCTTTTAAAAATGACAAAACAGACGATTTGGCTGTGGAAAATGTGGAAAACTCTCAAAAAACAACCGGAAATGATGAAAATATAGCAAATGAGGTATAAATATGGGTGTTTTCTTTGATCCTAATATTCCTTTTGAACAAGGTGGTGGATTAACCTCTAAATTAATACCGCATCAGCTTAATAAACGTGGAATCGCTGCTGGATTTGGTATTATGGGTGCTGCTTCAATAGGAAGAGAAATGTTTATCCAGCACAATCGTATGAAAATGGGTCCTATTACTTATACTGGTGGTCCTTCAAGAATGACAAACAATTTTAGCTCTGGAGCAGTAGAAGCTATACAGAAAGCTACCAAGGATCCAGAAGTTCAATCTGATATGTTAAAGAAAATACTTAGAACTCAAGATGGAATAATAAATAATCTTGAAGAATATGGAGTAGATAGTGATTTTCTATCAGCATTTTACGGAATGAGGTAAATATATGCCAGAAAACATGGTTTCAAAAACTGTACAAAGAGCTGGAAAAGCTAGTGCTTTAGGTATAGGCTTTGGTTTTGCTATGGATGCACTTAATGTTTTTTCTGCAAAAGCAGTTTTTGACCAATCAATAGAAGAAGGAAACCATATAGGAGTATCCCTCATCAAAGGTGCGGGATCTTTTGTTATTTCTGAAGCTTTTTATGGTGGTATGGCTACACAATATGGACTTGCTGGTGGATTTGCCGGAGCAGCAGTAGGTATGGCTATATCTACTGGAGCAAATTTAACTGCTAAAAACATGGAAAATACAGGAACTATAATTGGTCAAGCATATAGAAATGCTAGCGGAATAGGTTCTGGACATTTTGATATGACACAAGCAGGCTATACAATGAGACAAAGATCATTAAATGCTATCCGTTCTAACGGAGCTAATATAAATTCAGCTTTTGGAAGCGAAGCTAGAAACTATTATTTAGGATTATAATATGGCGGAACAACAACTAATCTCCAGATTATCAGACGAAAAAGTAGATAATATGATTCAACTTCTAACTCCTTTGGATAAAGATTTAAACAAAAGAGTTAGATATATTATGGAAAAGTTTAATCATTCAAAAGCTCATGCTCTTGAATATATAGTAACTAATAATCCTATATTATGGGCTAAAGTATATCTTGATTGGGAATGTAGAGACTATCAAGAACCTATAATAGTAGAATCAAAAAAATCAAAGAAACTGGTTCTTAGATTAGGACGAAGACTTGGTAAATCAGAATGTATGTGTGTAATGATATTATGGTTTGCATATACACAATACAATAAAGGTCCTAATAATCAATACGATATTCTTATAGCAACTCCTTATGAAACACAGATTGATCTTATTTTTAAAAGATTACATCAATTAATAGACAGATCTCCATTATTAATATCTTTAAAATCAAGAGATGTTCAACACAATATATGTTTTAATATAAATGGAGTAACAAGTAATATACTTGGTCTTACTGCTGGAGCTAATAACAGTTCCGGTGGCGCTAATAGCTCCCGTGGTCAGAGAGCTGATGTTCTTATACTTGATGAGTGTGATTATATTGGTTCTAATCAGATTACAAATATTCTTAATATAAGAAACGAAGATCCAGAACGTATAAGACTTATATGTGCTTCTACACCATCTGGTAAACATGAAGAATATTATAAATGGTGTCAAGACGCATCCAAGAAATATTTTGTATCTGATAGCGACAAGAAAAATAACACATTTAGCGGATTCCAGATTACAGAATGTAAACCTGGAGAAGGTAATGGATGGACTGAGATATACGCTCCTTCAAATGTTAATAAAGAACTTCTCAAGATAAATCCAGATACAAATCAGACTTATCTTGAAGATATAAGAGAAGAACTTTCTGAAATGAGATATGCTCAAGAAGTTCTTGCTGAATTTGGCGAAGAAGAACTTGGAGTATATCAGAAACAATATATCCAATTAGCAATAAATGAAGGAAAACGTATTGGTCATAAATACATAACAAAATGGCCAGCAGAAGATAGAGAAGCTTATTTAAAGAAAACTCAAGGTCAAAATATAAGACTTCTTGGAATAGATTGGGATAAATATGCTAATGCTACCAATATGGTATGTGTTGAATACGATAGGTTCCATCAAGATGAAGAAGGAAGAATAATTCCTTGCTTTAAGATATTATTCAGAGAAGAAATATCAAGATCTGACTTTACCTATACAAATGCTATGAATCGAGTAATTGAATTAAACAGAGAATTCAAATTTGATTGGATAGCAATAGATAGAGGATATGGTGAAACTCAACTTGAATTATTCCATAAATATGGAGAACAGCATCCAGAATCTGGATTTGCAGAAAAAGTTGTAGGATATCAGTTCTCTCAAAAGATAGAAGTTACTGATCCATATACCAGAAAAAAAGATGAAAAACATATGAAACCATTTATGGTAAATAATTCAGTAAACGTCTTTGAAAAAGGTAAAATGATTCTTGATCCTTCTGATAAATATATAATAGAAGAATTAGAAGAATATAGAGTTAAAACTATAAGTGCCGCTGGACTTCCTACTTATACTAGTGAGAACGAACACGCACTAGATGCCATGAATCTAGCATTACTTATATTTGCTCAGAAATATGATTCACTTTTAAAGAAAGTATTTTCATCAAAAATAGCATTTATAGAAACAGTTCTTGATAAACGTAATCTTGGAGTAGAAGATAGAAGTATAAATCAAAATGAAAATAATTTCTTAGATGTTCTTCCAATAAGAGTTGTCAGAAGAAACACAGGAACTGATGGAATAGTATCTGTTTCTCAACGTAGAGGAAGAGGCATATATCCATCAGAATTTAGCAGAGGTTTTTAATGTCAGATGATAAAATATTAAGCCAACTTGATAATACTGCGAATGTTATAGGATATCAGCCTACTCTGGAATATAAAAAAGATAGAACAGCAGTAGGCGAAGCTATAACATCATTAGATGAAACAGTTACATACGATCCAGAGAAAGATTCTACTCTATATACAAAAACTTTAAATGGATTTGCTGAAAACATGCCATCTAATGTATTATCAGATATAGAATATGT